CCCAATAGAACCTTTGGTCGTACCAAGGCTCATCTTCGGTCTCGGTAATACCAAGTGCTGCCCGTTCCTCAGGACTGGATAATCTCAGCCAGTTTGCTGGGTACTGAGTTCCATCTTCAGTTGTAAAAGCCCGATCTGGTGAAAGGGGCTGATTGTTAAGGATAAACATGATTAGTATTAGCGTGCGCGGGCGTATTGGAAGGGCGATTCGGCGAAGGCGGCGTAGATGTAGGTATTGCCGGAAGCATTATTGTCGCTATCTGTACGACGCTGCTTAAATCCATTACTCAGAATATCGAGGTCTGAGTATGTGCTGTTTTCGGCGTCGGAAAGATTTGGGAACAACGCAGCTTTAGTCACGTTATAGGAACTTCTGGCTGCATCGTGAATGTACCAAGACCCAGCGCTAGTTATGTTCTTCCACATCACCCACCTCGGCCTAAACCCGGTATAAACAAACGGCCCATCCGTGCTGCCGTTGCCGGTGTAGCTGCCGAACGCGCTGTACCCGGCTACTGGGGCGAAGCAGTAGGCAACAATGCTATCGCCGTTGTTGTTAGTGCTAGGTCCTGTTCCAATAGAGAACACAGTGGAAGTGGGCGCTGTACTGTTCCAGAAGGTCGCTTGTGCAGAAGACGCATCCGTAGTGTTAAGACGCAATGCGTTTGCCCATCCAATAGAGGTGTGCCCAACTCCCCAGTTTGTAACGCTGCCTCGTGATTTAACGATGATCATCTGAGGGGCAACGCCCAATCCGTGCCCCACCGTGGCATTAGCGCCCGTCCCCGTATAAGTAACAATCGAGAACCCCGCACTCGCATTAGCCCTCACCTGACTAGAGATGGAGCCTTGTGTGTTCGTGACGGTGGAGCTGCCGGCGTCCCAGGCCCAGGCGGCGTAGGTGTCGTTCAGGGCATTGACGGCTCCGTTGTCGCCTAGCGAAAAGCCCGTGCTGTCAAAAGACGAAAGGGAAGTGCTATCTGTCCCCTCTGCGTCTGTTGTATTGGAGTAAAGGTTTTTAGTCGCTCCACGTACCACGTCAAACAAACGATGCGAGGTGGCTCCATTCCTTTTCTTCAGCCACACAAAGTCCGGCGAGAACCCCAACCCCGAGATCGTCTGCGTGCTGCCATTGCCCGTGTAGAGCTTCACATCCATCACCGTGGATGGCTTCGTGACTACTGGGGCGGGCAGGTTTGCCGTACAGAGCGCCTTGAAGCCGCTGGGGGCGGTGTAGGCGAAGGGGCGTTGGCCGAAGTTGGCTGCCCACTTAAAGTCAACACCACCACCAGCAGAAGGATAATAACTTGCGTTGGGTACAAGATTAAAAGTTGAGGCGCCTTGCGAAACGCCGTTTTTATAGAAAGTAATGCTGCCAGCACTAACATCAAAGGCAGCACCGATTATATCGTTTGTTGTAAAAGAGGCGCCATAGGCTTGGGTGTTGTTAAGCTTTCCAGTATCACCCCAATACTGCACGCCAGCGGGATCTGTTCCCGTAAATATGCGCTCTGCCGCTGATGTGTAATTGTCAGATCTAACAACCCCAGTCCATTGATAGTTCGGACTAGAGGTGTCTCGCTGTAGCAGCGTCATTTCCCAATACCATTTGCCGGTGGTCACAGCAAGCGTGCCTGCGCCAGTCAAATAACCAGAGACTACTGACAATTCAAGATTGCCGTTTGATACTGTTGCGGGGTATATGACGTTTCTTAATGGGTTAAACGTGCAGTAATTCCCCCGCACTTCACCACCCACACCGGTATCCGTCTGCGCCCCGTTGGTGGGAACGTCTACGAGGCTGTCGTTGCCTGCACCAGCGGCGACGGATAGGTTGTTTGGCGTCCAGTTATTGCCGTTGCCGGAGCTGTCTTTGCCCAGCGTGGTGGCAGTGGCTGCGGAGTTATCGCTGAAGTCGAGTTTCCAGCCTTGCGAGCCGTAAACACCAGCAAACTTTTTAGGTTGCCAGATACCGTTGGCATCGAACTCACCGAAGCTGGTGGGGTCTAGCGCTTGGCCGTCGATAAAGTGTATGTCGGCCAAATAGCCAGTGAAATAGCTGGCGTGATTGCCTATTTGATGTTCGGTTGTGGAGTTCCAGTCTGTATCTACGTTTTGAGATGGGTACGTTTCAGTACTGAATGTTGTAACCTGACTTCCGTTAACGTAAAACTTGACACGATTTGAAGCTGTCGCTTGGGTCGTATCTACAACAAAAATAAAATTATACCAAGCTGAATAGTCCCTAAAAACCTGTGTGGTAATTAGTCGAAACTGATACGAGCCAGAGTAGTTATAGAAGGTAATACCGTCGTTGCTATTAAAATAAGCTGTTGTTGCAGGATTAGAGCCGGAATATGTACTGAACAAGCCAATATCAGATCCCGTGGAAGCGCCTCGTTTTACCCAAAAACTTAGGGTCCACGTCTTGCGGTTGCCGGCTGATGCGGGGGTTCGACTAAGAAAACTGCTGTCGGCTGAGTTGAATCTCAGCGAACGTGAGATGGCGTAGCCACCACCACCTTCCTGCCCCAACAGGAGGCTGTTATTCAAGGCGCTCATTTCACGTCACCAATGAAGCGGACCGCAATGCGAGTCGTTGACTCAACGTGATAGGCCAGTAAATCAACAGCATTGGCCGTTGTGGTGAGCGTCGGTGCCGTGCCCCCTGGGAACTTGAAGACACTGTTATAGGCGAGTGTCCTGGAGCCGGTGCCGTCCTGGACGACACGGATCACACCGCTCTGACCAGCGACAACATTCGTCGGGGCACCAAGGGTGCGGTTGCCACCGAGCGTGACCTGGAACTGGTTGCCGAGGCTTAGGTCCGTGGCAATCGTTGCTGCATCGGTCAGCGTCACATAGGCGCCGCGTTGAGCTTTGGTGAAGGTCTGTGCAACGTTGGTCTTAGCAGTATCTGCATCATAAGCTTGAACAGTACTACCAATGGCACTAGAGGTAAGTATATTAGCATTATAAGCTTGTACACTTACACCAATATCACCTGCATCCAGTACGGCATTAGCACCAACTGACAAAGACACTGGTACATTAACAGCACCTGATGGATCCACAGTGAGACGTACAGTACCGCCAGTAACAAGTGCTAGTTCATCAGCACCAGGGTGTGCAAGACCAGTGTTTACATCACCATCAAAGGAGTAAACAGGTAGTGCAGTAGAGGCGCTATCATCAGCCTTTAGTTGACCAGTAAGAGTCCCACCAGTAGTCTTAAGGTACCGACTATCGGAATCAGTTGCATAATAACGCACCCACACCCAACTAGAGGTGGAGCTGCTATAGTAGATCTCGACAGTCAGACCAGAGTCACCAACAAATCCACCAGGAACACCACTCAGGGGAGTGAAGCTTTCAATTCCAGTTGAATCGGTAACACGAACAGCATCACCATTGGTCGGTGAACCTGGAATAGCAGCAACGTTGGCGACAATGACGTAAGCAAGCGCCTCAGCAGCAGCGTTAAGTGCAGCTGTAGCGTTAGTATTGGCCGTATTAGCTGTAGCAACAGCACTTGCTGCAGAAGCAGAAGCAGCATTAGCTGTACTCACGGCACTGTTAGCTGTACTTACTGCACTATTAGCTGTACTTACTGCACTATTGGCTGTACTTACTGCACTATTAGCAGTACTAGTTGCAGCATTAGCTGTTGCTGTAGCACTAGCCGAAGCAGTTAATGCGCTGTTAGCTGTTGATGTAGCACTAGCCGCGTTATTACTAGACTCTTGGGTTACATAAAGACCTTGAATAAAGTTATTATTAAGGTCCTGTGCTCTAATGGCAGAGCCAGAGTAGAAGGTAGCTGCTAGATCAGTGTCATCAGTTTGCCGATACACAACAATAGCAGCACCATTAGCTGGAGCATTGCCAGCTGTGAACAATACCTGACCACCAGTTTTAGTGGCGTAGTTAAGGCTCTGTAGGTTGTAGTGTGTACCAGCTGTCTTCAGGACACCAGCTACAGTGACCTTAATGTCAGTCGATTCAAGCCATTTAAAAGTAAAAGAAAATGGGCCTAAGTTAGACCCATCACCAGTGAATGTATTCTGTGTAGTTGCCATCTCTTAGGTTAGCGATACATTTGAGTAAGTCGTTCAATCTCTGCCTTACGACGATCAGCAGCTCGTGCAGCATCATCAATACGACCTTGCTTCATGAGGGTTTTATTGGTGAGTGATTCTTGGATAGAGCGCCACATAGGTTCATTATCCTGCTGCATACGCAACTCAGCTGCCTTCTGGGCTTGAGACATGATGTCATTCATCACAGAATAGACTTCACTTTGAGCTGCCTGTATCTCTTCAGATGGACGACCTTGTACTCGCATTGCACGAATACGATCCAGCTGATCGTTGTACTTCTTGTTCTTGCTGAGCTTATCAAATTCTTTCCACAGTTGCTGCTCACCGATGTACTTATACAGTACTTCGCGTTCCTGTGGGGTGTACTCATGGTTACCAGTAGAGTCTTTGCGAATCATTTGGACACCATCCCAGCCACTATCAATGAGCCACTGCCTCCATGGTTCCGTACCCTCACTGATCTTAACTGGGTTAACAGCATTAAGTGAACGGAGCACAGGGTTGTCAATGTCATTAAGAGGCTTACCTGTGTAGATATCAATTTGATCTGGTAGTTGGCTAGAGAATCCAGGAACCTTATTAGTTACGTATCCAATGAGATCATTGTAAATGTCCTTTTGGGAGCTTGTGATAGCATTGGAGACAACACCAAGAGCACCTGACATAGGAATAGCAGCTCGTACTTCATTAGCCAAGAACCTTGTAATAGCTGTTTCATCACCATTGGCAACAGCAACAACAGGCTCAAGGCCAGCCACCCAAGACTTATTAACAAAGGTAGCAGAGAGTGTCCACGCCAGCTTATCAACAAATGACTCGGTAAGAGTAGAACCAATATCACGCGAGTAATAAGCTAGGTCACCAACAAGAGTAAGGATAGTATCAAGTGGTTCGTAGCCAGCATAGCTGACCCACTTACCTGCAACATTGATTGTTTTAGGTTGCCACCCAAAGTTATCACGAAGCTTCTTACGCTCACCAGCATTAACAGGACCATTGCCACGGATATTGCCACCAAGAGCATAACCAAGCATAGAGGTAGACAGAAGAGCACCAAAGGCTACACGGCCACGATATTCAGCTTCAAGACCCTTAAAGATAGCCATACCGTTTGGTACACCATCATATGCAATGCCGTGCTCCATGAGAGCATCTTTGATCTTGTCAATGTCATCACCAGCCCACAGTACTTTAGAGTACCTATTCATACCAGGAATGGTAGCAATAGGTGTGTAAGACATAGCAGACTTAACACCATTAACACCTGTCTTGGGGAACATGAAGAACGGCTTCAAGATAGGCAGTTTATTGATACCACGGCTCAACCATGTAGCAGTCTCATCATCCAAATTAAGGGAAATCTCTCCAGCAGCATTCTTAGCAGCAGCATCCGTAAGATTACCTAGAGCATCAAAAGACTCATCATAAGCAATCTTCTCAGCCTTAGCTAGCTGTTGAGCAAGTTCAGCTCCCTTATAGCCAATACCATAAACCTCATCCCAAGCCCTAGCACGAGCAAGTTGAGAAGCAACAGTAGTCTGCACATAGGCATCAGCACTAATCATTGCATTAGTACCGTACTTAAGCCAACGCCAGTTACCAAGGTCATACAAGAACCTAGCAGACCTGTATTGGAAGAGGCGACCCCAGTTACCATCTTTTTCCCACACCTGTTCCATATCAGCTAAGGTGTCCCACAGGTTAGGGTTATAGTCAGTAACAAGGTCCTCACGTGCTAATTCACGGAAGTCAGTAGTAGCATCATTACCCCACTTACCATTATTCCAGGTACGCTTAAAGGTATCCCAGGAATCAGCAAGTGCCCTCTTGTTAACTTGCCAAAATGCACCATAAACATGGGTAGCCTTACGGAGATCATCAACCGTATTTTTACCCATCAATGCTCCAATACCAGTGCCAAGGAAGGCATTATTGGTGCGGAGGGTAAGAGCAACAGTGTTACCAGTAATAGCCTTAAGAGCTGAAATACCAGACAACATGTTATTGTAACGTACTGACCACACGCCTTGTGCAAAAGCATTAAGACCTTCATCACCACTTTTAAGAAGACCCATGGGGCTAAGTTGCTTAGCACTCCACTTCATCAGCTTATCAAGGGAGTCCACATCACCTTTAGATAATGCAAACGCATCGATAAGGGGTTGAGCAGCATCAGGACGATCACGAGCAATAGTGCGAATCATATCCCGATAGCCTTGTGCCTGAAGGTTCTTCTCTTGTACCTTAAGGTCAAACTGTTCTGTGATCTGCCTAATAGCAGACTCCTTATCCGGTGATTCCTTAAGGAACTTCTGCCAACGATCTTGGTTCTTAAGTGCCCAACCTGCGATGTACTTGTTGAGGGCATACTCTTCCATAAGAAAGGCAAGACGATCACCAAGCATCTCAGTAACACGACTAAGGTCAGCAGTCTCAGGGAATGCCTTATAACCCTCAGCAATGTCCGCTACTTCACGTCCTACGGTATCCATAGCACGAGCTGATGTTTCAGTTACAACTTGACCGATGTACTTATCAGTCAACTCACGCATAGCAAAGCCAATAGCTTCTGCTTGAACATCGTTGACATACTTAATCGAACGACCATCAAGCAAGTTCTTGACATCACGATTGTCGAGGAAAAGGTTCTTAAGATCTGATACCTTATCAGTACCAATGATATCATTGTAGATCTTCCAGGCAGCATCACTCATCTGAGCCTTGGTGTACCTAAAGCCCTCTACCGTTGCATCGAAATTACCAGTAGCACGAGTACCTTCAGCTAGGTCTTCGATGAGGTTACGCGATACAGCATTGCCCTTACTGAGGTCATAGTAAGCACGCTCAGATAGGATAGGAGCAGGAGTACCACCACTGTTACCAAGTTTGATAGCGGTAGTATCTGCCATATTACGAGCAATGTTACCAGGAGGGATACTAAGAGCAGCAGTAGAACCTTCAGGGAACATGTTGGGAGTGACCATAGGGTCAACACCACCAGCCCCTTCAGGATCGTCCATAAGGCGCCCTTTACCTACCTCATCGATCTGACTATCCCGGCTGATCTGTTGACGCTCTACAAACG